TGCCTGCAAGATTCTGGACACCGCTCTGCCTTAATTTGGAGCAGGCCATGGGGTCAACCCACCATGCCATCGTGAACGACGATGCTTGGCCAATTTAAGGAACTACGGGAATCCCCGTATTTCGAAGTGGTGGGGCGACGTGGAGTCGAACCACGCGAGTCTCAGACGCCGGATTTACAGTCCGGCCCAGCGCCCATCTGGCAACCCGCCCCTGAGCATGCGCTCGCGACAGGCGAGCTTTATCGGTGCGCATAGAGAGCGAAGCCGCAGGTGGTCGAGCCTCCCGAGCCCGAGCCTACGGCTTCATGCGGCGGCTTACTTTCTCCGCCCACGGTAGCAAGGCTGAACTACTTCTGGTTCCCAAATCAACTGCGGTAATGTTCCTTACCGCAGTGCCTCGGCCAAGCGTAGAAATTAAGCTTTCGATCTATTCCGCTTCGGCGGCATGCAGTCGCGTATCCGTTGCGGTGCATGGCCTAATGCGCGGCCCGGCTAGGTCACGGCACCGCTACCAAATCGGGACGACTGCGGCAACTGCGGTAATGTTCCTTACCGCAGTCTCGCTGCAGTGCGCTCGATTGATGAAGGTCACCTACCGAACGTCGAGGCATGCTGCCACCTCCCCTCGCCCTCTTCACCAATGGCGCTGATGGCCGTTTTCGGCCAGAAGCGGCACCCAGCAGAAGAGTGCTTACAACGCAGTGCACGATCGCGTTTACTTCTGCATAGCAGCCCGCCACGCTGGCCAAGCTTCGCTGATGACCCCCACCGCAGACTTCAGGAACAGCAGCGCGATCACCGCCCCCGCCACGATGTCTGGCCAGCCGCGTCCGGTCAGCGCAACGCCGCCGGCGGCCACCAATACGCCCACGTTGGCTGCTACGTCGTTGCGCGAGCACTCGAACGTGCTCTTCATGTTGATGTTGAGCCTGCGGAAGCGCCACAGCAGGGCCAGGCACACCAAGTTGGCCATCAATGCGAGGGCCCCGAAACTCAACATCAGGCTGCTGGAGGGCGGCACGCCGTGTACCAGCTTGTTGGCGACCTCCACCACGATGAAGCCGAAGAAGCCCAGGATCAACAGTCCCTTGGCGAGCGCGGCACCGGCCTCCCAGCGCGCTCCGCGGTTCACTGCCCACAGGCTCAAGCCGTACACGATGGCATCGCCTAGCATGTCCACGGCATCGGCTTGCAGTGCGCTCGAATGCGCCACTAGCCCGGCACCGAACTCGATGAAGAACATAGCCAGATTGATCACCAGCACGGCCACCAAAACGCGTCGCTGCGCGCTGTGAAAGGCTAGGGTCTGTAGCTCTTGGCGTTTTTGGCCACAGCAATGGTCCATGATTCTGCTCCTGCCAGACGATGCCCGGCCTTGAAATTCTGTCGGAACGCCTTTATCAACCCTGTAGTACCTACAAGGTCAAGCCCATGAACGCTCACCTGACTATCGGCCAGCTGGCCCGCCAGACCGGCACCAAGGCCGAGACCATCCGCTATTACGAAAAGATCGGCCTGCTACAGCTGCCCCTGCGATCGGAGGGCAATTACCGTTACTACGGCGCCCAGGACCAGAGGCGACTTTCGTTTGTGCGCCGTGCCCGGGAACTGGGATTCTCGATCGAGCAGGTACGCGAGCTGATCGCCTTTGGCGAGCAGCGCGAACATGAATGCAGCTCCGTGGACGATGTGGTCAAAGCGCACATTGCCGACATCACCCGCAAGATCCATGACCTGCAGGCGCTGCAAACCGAACTGGAGCGGATGCTCGGAAACTGCCCTGGTGGGCGCGTAGCCGATTGCCGGGTGCTGGAAGCGCTGCAGCCGCAAACCACCGCTTGACCTTGTAGCCGCATCAAGGTTTACAACTCTGGGCTACTTCGCCACCGCGCGGCTTGACCGCCCCTGACGTCCCATGACCCTGCTCCACCCGCTTGCCCTGGCGCTGAGCGCCGTGCTGTTGTCTGCAGCAAGTCCAGCCTCGGCGCTTGAACCGCCGACCGCCCACGACGATCATCACGATGACGCAGTCGAACTGGATGCGGTGGTCGTGCAATCCACGCGCTCTGGGCGACGCGTCTCTGACGAACCGATCCGCGTGGATGTGGTATCGCAGGAGGAAATCGAGGAGAAACTGCTGATGTCGCCGGGCAACGTTTCCATGCTGGTGGCCGAGACTGCCGGCGTGCGAGTGCAGAACACCTCTCCGGGCATGGGGGCGTCCAACATCCGCATCCAGGGACTTCGTGGACGCTACACCCAGTTGCTGTCCGATGGTTTGCCGCTATACGGCGGGCAGTCTTCTTCCATCGGACTGCTGCAGATTCCGCCGACTGACCTCGCCAGCGTGGAGATCATCAAGGGGAGCGCGTCGGCGCTGTACGGGCCGGCCGCGCTGGGCGGGGTAGTGAACCTGATCTCGCGTCGGCCGCGGGACACACCCGAAGCAGAAGTGTTGCTCAACGCCACCAGCCGCGGTGGACAGGATGTGACCGGTTACGCAGCCGGGCCGCTGGCCGAGCATTGGGGACTCTCCCTGACCGGTGGTTACCATCGCCAAGACCGTCAGGACTTGGATGAGGACGGTTGGGTCGACATCCCCGGCTACGAGCGCACCGCGCTGCGGCCGCGGCTGTTCTGGGAAGCAGAAAATGGTGCGCGTGCACTGCTGACGGTGGGCGCAACTCGCGAGAGCCGTTTGGGCGGGACTCTGCCCGGTCGCCTTGCTCCCGACGGCCAGCCCTTTCAGCTCACCCAACGTACCGAACGCTACGACGCTGGTGCTGTAGTGGACCTCCCGGTGCGGGAGAGTGATCGCCTGCAGCTGCGTGCATCAGCCATGTCCACCGAACACCACCACGGATATGGCCCCTCACAGGATGACGATACCCACCAGACCGGTTTCGCGGAGTTGACCTATGCATCCGGCGTGGGCGACACCAGCTGGTTGGCCGGCATCGCTGCGCAGCAGGACCGGTTCCGCTCGCGTAGGTATCAGCAGTTCGACTATCGGTATACGGTGCCCGCCCTGTTCGTCCAGGCCGAGCAGGCGCTACGCGAGAATCTGATCCTCTCCGGAAGTGCGCGCTGGGACGATCACAGCACCTATGGGAGCTACTTCAGTCCCCGCCTATCGCTGCTGTTCCGCCCCAATGAATGGACCCTGCGTGCATCAGTCGGCAAGGGTTTCTATGCGCCCACGCCATTCGTGGAGCAGATCGAGGCCGCAGGCCTTTCGCGGCTTGAACCGTTGAATGGCCTGCGCGCAGAAACCGCCACGACCGGCTCCATCGATTTAGGGTATGCGCAGGGCCCTTGGGAAACCAACTTTAGCCTGTTCGCCTCGAATATCGGGCACGCAGTGCGCTTGAACGACTCCGAGATCGCGCCGGGTAAACGCGTGCAGCTCGTCAATGTGCAGGGGGTCACCCGTACCCGTGGCAGTGAACTGCTGCTGCGCTACCGGTGGGAGGACATCACCGTGACCGGCAGTTACGTATACACCGACGCGCGCGAACCGGGCGAGGACGGTATTGGCCGCCGAGCGGTGTCACTGACTCCGCGCCACACCGGAGGCTTGGTCGCGATGTGGGAACAGCACGGGCGTGGGCGCGTGGGTCTGGAGGCCTACTACACCGGTATCCAGGCACTGGACGACAATCCGTGGCGTCGCCGCAGCCGCCCCTACTTGGAAGTGGGTGCCCTGGGTGAAATTGTGTTGGGAAGAATCAGTCTATTCCTCAATCTGGAGAACATCCTCAACGTACGCCAGAGCGGCTACAACCCGATGCTACGGCCTCGTCGTGCCGACGACGGCCAGTGGACGGTGGATGCATGGGCGCCGTTGGAAGGGTTTGTAGTGAATGGTGGCGTGAGGATGAAGTTCTAAGCAATTCGTGGAGCGCATGCTGCAGCGCCGAAGAGCATGATCGGTGCTGCAGAGGCTGATCCACTGTCCGCTTTCAGCCAGGAGCGGACCCGCGATCAGAACGGTCGGCCGCGAGAAAAGAGCCGAATCCGAAACTCACGGCGCCCATCCTCCAGCGCTTGCCGGACCGTACCCGCCGCGATCTTGTAGACCAGCAGGTAGTCACCCTTTCGCATCTTCACCGCGCGCGCTGCCTCCGCTGAGGGACGCTTGCGCTCGGGCCACACAAGGTCATCGGCGGCGTCCTGCAGTACCAGGCGCAACCGCCATCGATCGGCCGGGCAATCAAGTCGCAGGGGCAAGCTACCGTCGTAATGGTGCAGCGCGCGCACGACCCGCTGCAGAGCCAGCCGGCCGAACCGAGCGAGATCCACCCCCTCAGCGCGCAACGCCACGGCCAGTCCCGCCGCCTTCGCCAGCGGATCACGCATCATCCCGAGCGCACCAGCAACGTCGGCCGAACTCAACGGCGCCAGTGTCGCCCTGCCCTCTACAGGCACGCGGTAGCTGCCCGACACGACCATGCGTGCCAGCAGCTCCAGCGGATCCCGCGTGCTTTCGGGCTCAGGCCGCTTCGTGGGGCGGGCTCCAGCGCGCGCTCGCGGCTCGGGCAGTACTGCCGCAGGGAGACCGTTCCACTGCCGGGCTGCCTCGTCGACGGCGCTGCCGTCGTTTGAGGTGATCATCGGGCCCTTTGCCCCGCACATCGGGCAGGCCACCTGGGCGGTCGATGCACCAAGCTTCGCCGCACGCACGCGCATACCGATTCGACGCTCGCCGCAGTTGGCACATGGAGTGAGCTGAGTCATGCGGCGATGCATCCGTCCACGTCATCCGCCTCTTCCACCACCAGCTTCGAACGACCGTCCTGCCAAGCAAGCCAGCAACTCCCATCTACGCTGCACAGGATGGGCCCAGCGTCACCGGCCAGGTAAAGGTGATGGGTGGCCTCGTCCAGGCTCTCAAACTCGGGAATTTCGCTCATAGGTGCATTCTCGTTAATCAACAGATGCTTGCTCAGCAAGGGCAGTACAGGTCCCAACCCGCTCTCAGCCATCGGTCACCCTGCTCTTAACTACAATCGTCACCCTTGAGCTGCGCGACGGAAAAGCAAATGCCGCGGCGTAAAACGCCAAGGTCACGCCGTCGGCATACAGCTCAGCGACGCTCGCCGGCCCACTGTTCCAGCCGAAGTACGCGGTCTCCATCGCCCACCACAGAACGCCAAGGCTGGCGATTGGCCAGTTCACTCGGTTCATGCCAGCGACGCCAGCTGCTGCGCGCGGGTGTGGTCTGCCGGCGTCCAGCCGAGCTGTTCTCGGTTAATCAGCTCACCGAGCCTCGTCAGACCCTTGGCGGTCACCAGCACCTGTTCGTGCACACGCTGGACGTCGTCGTTGCCACCGGTGACCATGGCTTTATGGCTCAGCACACCCGTGTTGAGCCGGGGTTGATACGCGAGCCAGTTGCGGCTGCCGGCCCGGCGATAGATCCAGCCGTTCTGCTCCAGCCACGCGAACAGCTGGCGGGGCTTGATCTGAAGCATCTTCGCCGCGGTGGTGATGTTGAACGCACCGTCGGCGCCTGTGAGCTGCTGCAGCGCGCGCACCTGCGGTTCCTGGTGGTGGACCCGCGCCTGCAGCGATTCGACCCGCTCGGTGTAGGTCAGCAGCAGGCCACGCAACGTCGCCGGATCGTCCAGCGCCACCAGCGGGCTGGGCCCAGCCGGCGCGGCCTGCAGCTGGTCATAAGCTCGGATCACCTGCAGGTGAAACGCGGCGCTGATCCACATCGCGTAGGCGTACACAAGCTCACGCGCCACGTAGGTGCCGCCGCCGCGCCCGACGCGGGTGTCGATCGGGTAACTACGGGGATCTGCGGATTTGGCCAGTTCTTCGACCAGGTCTTCGGTCTGGCCCAGGCGGATCCACTCGCCTGGCTGGTGCCGGCGCTCCCCGCCCGAGGCACGGTGCAGGTCGTTAAGGCAGAAGCGCCCGGCCTCGTCGCGGCGCACGGCGGCGCTGCCAATCATCATCTCGCTCAAGAGAAATTCTCCGTATTCCAACCGCCGGCGCCGTCGGGCCAGCAAACCTTCACGGCGAACATCGGAAACACCGCTGCCGCCACCTTGACCTTCACCTTCGCGTCTTCTTCGGCGAAGTACTTGCCGTCCGCGCGCTTACGCCCCTTCACTTCGTGCAGCTCGAGCACGCCATCTGCCAGCTGCACCACGAAGTCAGGCGTGTAGCGGGTGTCCTTGGCCAACTTGAACGTCCAGCACTCGAAGCCAAACCACAGGATCTCCCCGAGCCGCTTCCGTGCCTCCAGGTGCGCCGCATAGGCGCCCTCGGTCTTGTTCATCTCGCCAGACACGTGCCTGGTCCGCCCGCGGCCGGGCTTCGCCTCCGTGCTGAGCAGTGCCGCCGCATTGGCCGGCCGGTAACCAGCTGACTGCGCTGGGGCGCCGGTGGCGCTCGGCGCGCGCTGTACCAGCTGCCGCATGCCTGGTGGCATGTCCTGTTCGGTCCGGTAGCGCAGGGACCGGTTGCTCTTGGGCTTGGTCATGCCGGCTGCACCTCGGTGAACGCCAGCACCTTCCCCACCCGTGTGCGCCACGCCTCGAACTCGCGCCGCGCGCGCGCTTGGCTGGCCTGGTGGTCACGATCCATCTGATCGAGCAGCGCCTGAAACTCCATCTCGAGCAGGCCCATCCGCAGTTCCGGACTGAGGCCGCGAGGCTTGTCAGCCGGGCTGAGCGGAACGACGGCGATCGCGCTGCTCGCTGCGGCCAGGCCACCGCGCGGCGGGTGCGGGAGCGTCTCGCATTCCCGCTCAGTGGTCAGACCCCAGGCAGCGACCACGCGGCCGTCGCGCGAGCTGGGCCTGTTCTCCTTCCGAGCCACTTCGCCCCGCCGGTCCAAGTCGCGGAGCAGGCCGGCCACGGCTGCCGGGGTCACGGGTAGAAGATGGCGTGGGTGGCCCGCATCTAGCGCCGTGCTGCCCATGGCCTCCAGTAGCTCGGACGCCGTGGCATCACCGATCCGGCACAGGCAGTGCAATGCCAGTTCAAGCTGGTAGTCGCGTTCCGGGGCTGACATTAGCCAGCCCTCCCGAAGCCCAGCTCTGCAGCAGCGCGCGCCATCGCGCCGGCGGCGGCATCGCGATCGCGCACCGGCTCAACGGTCGGAAGCGGTGCCGGCAGCGCGGGGACGGCAGCCGGGATAGGCAGCCCGTCCAGCACGTGCCGCACTGCGCCCTCGTATGCATCCCGAGCGAGGCGCGCCTGCTGCTGGCCATCGGCAGTTGCATACACGTGCAGGTCGAGCTTGGACCTGACCAGCGTCGTGAACCCGCAGCGGTCGCGGCCTGGGCCCAGCTCCTGCTCTACCAACGACAGCGAGGGGATGTCGTGGCACATCGCGAGGAAACGCGGGGCGTTCGGCGGCCATTCCCGTGACTCACGCATGCACGCAGCCATCCCCGTGGCGATCTGGCTGGGCCGCAGTCCGGTGATCACCTGCAGCCACGTCTCACCAGCGATCGTCAGCTGCCCGTCCTGCTTCATTGGCGCAGGGCCGTTGTCACGCCCCCATTTGCCGGGAAACATCGCGGCCATGCGCTCCCACAGCGTCCACAGTGCGTCGCCGGCACGGGGGTTGAGCGGCTCAGCCGACAACGGCGAAGTCGCCATCGATGACGTTTCCCGATCCGCCTGCGCTGCCAGAGCCGCCACTGCCTGCTTGGTTGCGCTGGAATTGCTCGCGGAGGAGGCGGACGTGGTCGGCAGAACCGTGGTGAAGCGTTGCATTGGAGGCTCCGGGCGTTTTGGAATTGGACGGGCTGGCGCCCTGCTTGTGTCGGTTCAGGGCCGTGGTGATGGCCCAGCTGAAGGGATTGCTGACGCCGCGCTCCAGGCCTTCGGTGACCGTGTCTCGAAGCACTTCAGGCGTGACGCCGGCCTTGATCGCCGTCACCAGGTCGGGATGGCTCGGGTTGGTGGTATGACAACCGGCTTGGCGCATCAGCACACACGCTCGCCCTGCATCCGTCACACCGTCAGGGAACCCTTGAGAGTGCTGTGATGTAACTGGGGTAGAAGTGGGGTCTGAGGTCTGGTTACCCGTGTTCACACCCTGCGTCACACCCTTGGTCACGCGTGACATGTCACACCCTGTCACGCGTGACAGCGCGGCCCCTGTCTCCCTGTCACTGCCCGTGACATGCGTGACATGCAGCGCGCGCAGTTCGTCCATCGACGCCATGCCATCCGGGACTACGCCCACCGCACGGAGGTCTTCGAAGAGCATCGTACGCCGCGCGCGGGTGCGTGCCTGGCGCTCGGCCTCATTGCCTTTCTTGGCTGACTTGCGGTCCTTTCCACCAGCCATCCGCTCCTGCGCCTTGACGATCTCTTCGTCGGCCCGGCCGTTACGCCGCAGCCCGTCTTCGCCTGTGGGGAAATACCGCTCAGCGACCTTCTTGACCGCTGCTTTGTCCGCAGTCGTCGTCGCGCCGGCGATCACGAACAGTTCGCTGAAGGACGCCGGCAGCGGCTCCTCCTCGGCGTAATAGGCGAGCATCAGTCGCAGGTATGCGCCGTGCTCAGTGAGCGACAGCCTGCTGGTGTCACGCAGGTAGTCGCCGGGATACAGCTCGAAGTAGATCATCAGCCCGCCCCAGCGCCTGTGGCGGCGGGGTTGCGCCGACGGGCATTTGCGATCACGAAGCGCTCATGCTCATTGGGCGGCAGCGACTCCAGCATGTAGGTCTCGCCGAGCGCGTTCCGCCAGCGGTAGGCGGTGGCACGGCTGACGTCGAAACGGCGCACGATCGCCTCCATGGTGGGGAACTCATCCCGCTCCACGGCCCAGCGCATGAAGGCCATGACGATCCTGGTGTTGCCGTAGCCACTGAGCACGTGCTTTGGCGCGTTGCTCCGCCTCGCCGGAGCGATGACAGGCGCGCTCTCATCAGCGGCGGGCTCAGCGCTTCCACCCGCGTCGCAGCGCATCCCGAGTGTGGGGGCCAGGTTCATGCCTGCACCGAGGCCTTGCGCACAGCAAGCGCTGCATCGCGGTGCTGCTGGCGCATGCCGAGGGTTGCCCGGAGGCTGAGGCCGTTGGTCCGGCATGCCGGCGCATGGCCTGCATGCGCCTTCAGGGCAGCTGCCCAGCGGAACGCGGTAGCGCGCGACACGTTGTAGCGCGTGGCCAGATCCAGCGGGCTGACCGGCGCTTCCTGCTGCTTAACCCACAGCACGACGTCCACCAGCGGCAGCATGGGCACCGCATTCTCGGGAACGGGCTCGCCCGCCTTCTCGAACTCGTCGACCAGGGTCAGTGCCCAGGCCATCACCGCGCAGCTGCTCATTGGAGCACCCCGGCCGACGGCGCCCCGATGGACGGATCGAACATGTAGAGGTGGCCGTCCACGTACGCAGCAAGCGTCTCCATGGCCGCGCGCATCTGCGCAAGCTCCTCGCGCGCGGTGCGCAGCTCGGGGACGTCTTGCACGCACACGCGGCCATCAGCCAGCACGTTCGCAAGTGCCTCGATGGTCTGGCCGTACTCAACCGAGATGCGGCCCACGCAGAGCACGCCCGCTTGGGGACTCAGCTTGGGCATGCGCGCCCCGATGAAGCCATAGCGGTTGGCCAGCTCCCGGGCGCAGTTGTCGCTCCACGGCTGGGGCAGCGCGCGCACCCACGACTCCTCCAGATCGGCCGGCATCTTCACCGTGCCATTGCGGATGCGGGCCACGATCTGGGCGTTCGCCTTGTGTGCCTTGTCCATCGAATCCATGTCGGTACCGACGTGGAAGGTCAGGATTCGTTCGCCAGGCGCGACGTCGCGCATGTACTGGTCCGCGATGACCTGGGCCAGGCTGGCATCGGTATGGCTGCTGTTGCGGATGGCTTCGGCCGTGTGGCGGAAGACCGTCGTGGAACGGGGTTCGTGGAACTGAGACTGTGACTTCATTTACGCACCTCGGGAGGCGATGCAAAGTGGCTTCATGGACAGGAAGCCGATGAATAAGGAAGCGGGTGTCGCCCTCCCCGCGTTAAGCTGGATGTGCCAACAACACAGCCCGCAAGGAGGGCGACATGGACGATCAGGAGTTCCGGCGAGAGGTCATTGCACACATTTCGGCTATCGAGGCCGTCGTTTCGGTTCTGGCGAAGGACCAGCCACAGCCGGAATTTCGGCAAGCAGTCATGCGAGCACTCAACGGCGTGACCGCCGATCTCGACATGCCGACGCACATGCATGCGGAGACGATCACACGCAAGATCATGGGAGTTTCGGAGTAAGGAATCGGCCCAATCCGGTACCAGACGCGGGCTTCTCCACACCATCGACGCGCCCATCGGCACTAGTGCCGATGGCGAGTTCTCCGCGCGCTAGTCCTTCAGCCTGCTTGCCGACCTCAAGCACGGCGACGCGGGCGCTAAGAGCTGCTGTAGCTTGGAAGGGAGCTTTGTTCGGCAACTCGCTCTCGATGACACTCAGCCGTGTAGCGAGCGCATCCAGCTCGGCGCGCGCGAGCGCCCTGCGCAGTCGCGTGACCGACCATGCGATCGACAGCGCGATGAGTGCGCCGGCGCCGCCGGCAAGCACGTGGGAAACAGTCGGTAGACTTTCGATAGCCATAGGTCAGCACCCCTCCACGGGGACGATTCGGTTGATGTCGGGGTCATGCTCTTCGGCCGTTGCGGCGACCTCGCTCTCACGCGTTTCCTGCGCCTCCTGCCTCTGGCGCAGCGCCTCGAGCACTCGGTTTGAACGGGCCAGCGCCGTACGGACCTGGGCCGCGGTGCGCTTCTTCTTGGGTGCCTGGGCGGCGGCTTTAGCTGCCATGGCTCAGCATCCCTCCACAGCTACGATGCGATCAGCGTCCGGATCCCGTGACGCCTCGAGGGCGATGAAGAAGTCCGGCATCAACACGTAGCGGAGCTTGAGGGCCCACTTCTCGTCGATGGGCCCTTCAGGCCACTGGTAGACCGCCGACGGCGTGATCTGTAGCGCCCTTGCCAACGCAGCGCCATTTCCGTCGTATGCCGATATTGCGTCTGCTTTGCTGATCGAGGGCATGTTCATGGCCCAAGTATAAGCGCGCTTATTTATCGCATGCAAGCACACTTCTATGGACAGGACATAAGCTCGCTAACATGACCACAGCCCTCGCCACGCGCCTGAAGCACGCCCGGATCGAAAGCGGCTACACCGAGCCAGCGGAAGCGGCGCGGCGCGCTGGCATTACCGCATCAGCGCTCTACCAGCTGGAAGACGGCAAGACGAAGTCTCTCAGCGGCGAGACTGCAGTCAAACTGGCCCGTATCTACCGGCCGTTCCGCGTTGAATGGCTGATTGCGGGTGACTTGCCAGAGCGCGCCGTTGAATCTCAGAACACGGTGATATCACGTGATGAGACTCCTCCCGGATATGTTCGCCTCCGAGTGATGGATGGCGAGGCATCAGGAGGCTTCGGTGCAATGAATCAGGATTTTCCGGAAGTTGTGCGCGAGCTAGATATCGCCGAGTGGCAGCTGCGCCAACAGATAGGCTTCGTTCCAGAAGCTGATCGGGTCCGCCTCGTCACCGTGCGCGGCGATTCGATGTATCCCGATATCAAGAACGGTGATGTTGTGTTCGTCGATGCGTCTAAGAACTACTTCGACGGGGATGGGCTTTACCTGATCAATTTGCACGGCCTGACTTACGTTAAGCGTCTGCAGATCCTGCGCGACGGCCTGCACGTGATCAGCACCAACCCCAAGTACTTAAGCGAGGTCATTCCTGCCAGCGAAGCTGATCAGCTTCACGTCGGCGGCAAGATCTTGGGCTTGGCGCTGCTGCGCAGCGCGCACGAGGTATGAACTAAGAGCTGCGGCTCAGAACGTGCTGCGTCGTCGCTGCGCGCGTGCTTCAGCTGCAGCTTTGCCCGAATCGCTGTAGACAGAGATCAGCCCCTGATCGATTTGGTCTGCTAGGCCACTGAAGGTCACGTGTAGATTCGGCTTTTCCCAGCGGGCGCTCAATGCGGCGAACTTACCGCCGGTCCCACTGACCACTTCCTGTGTCTCGAAGGAAGTCGGGTCGCCGAACTTCTCTTTAAGCTGCCCAAAAAGCGCGCCTTGATGGCGGAATCCATCGGTAGACACGTGAACCGCATTGATGCGGCCGCCGCTCACTGTCACCTGGACAGCTCGCGTGCCGGTTGGACGCTTACCCCCCCGCACGTGCACCGGCAGGTATTCGTGTTCTTGAGGTTGAGTGATCGAGCCTGGCTGCATGCTCGGTGCCATCCAGCAGGGGCCATCTGTGGAACTGAGCCTGTAGGTCGGCCGGTAACTGATGCTGCCGTCCACCGAACACTCCTTGAAGAGAACGTCTCCCAAGGCGATCCCCATAAACTCTTCTCGCGCACGCTCTCGCAGCGGAGCCATCTGGCCATCCCACGCCACGTTCTGACTCAGCGCCGTTCCGCCAAAGCTGAGGAATGACAGCGCGAGAGCGCACGAAATCCGTTTCATATCCGACTTCCAGAGGACCATGTGGCCTAAGCGTAGAAGGGTGCTGAATAAGTGTGCTTGCATTTCAGATATAAGCGTGCTTTTATATTTGTAAGCACACATTTCTTCTGGAGCCACAAGATGCCCCTGACGCGCCGTATCAAACGCACCTGCAAGATCGGCATCGCTGCACTCGCCTGCTTTGCCGTCTTGGCTGTCGCGGGCATTGCCGCGACGCCTGATGCGCCTGCAGCTGAGCCGGCCCACATTCCCAACGGCCTTGTAGTGGCCAGCCCGCGGGTGTGCGCTGCCCTCGCCGTGTATGAGCTGGCCGCGACTGACGACTTCGGCCTGCGCGCCACCGTCGCGAGCACCGCGCTCAATGCGTTCCGTGATGCGGGCCGAGTGCCGGATTGCTCGCCTGGCGTCGCCCACGCCGTGAGCGCTGGTTTTGAGCCGCAGCGCTGGCAGGCCTCGCTGGACGCGGTCGATGCCGTCACCAGCGGCTCTTTCATGATTTCCCCCGACGCCTGCGTCCGGGCCAACGCGGTGGTCCCCCTATCCACCGCCGACGGCGATGAGCCAGCCAACTCCCCTGTGGTGGCCCGGTCGCAGTGCGTCATCTCCAACCTCGCATTCGTTGAGGTCACCCCGTGAGCGGCGGCAACGTTGTGCTCGATGGCCTGCTGGCGGTGGCCGATGGCCGACGAGTGAAGCTGAGCCCGGCAGAGGCAAAAGTACTGGCGCGCCTGATCCGCGCCGGCGGCGCCACCGTGCTGCTGGCCACGATGGCCGACGTGCTGCACGGCGTGGAGGCCGCGCGGCCCAAGTCGAACGTTGCACAGGTCGTCGTCTGCCGCCTGCGGCAGAAACTGGCGGCGTTCCCGGGCCACCGCATCGAAAGCATCCGCGGCGTTGGCTACCGCCTGCACCTGCCTGTCGGGCCGCAGGCATGAAGGCTCCTGCGATCCGCCTTCCGGCTCCCGACCCCACGCCTGACCAGATGGCCGCCATGCAGCGCGCGAAGTCGCCGCGCACGCACCCCTACCGCGTCTGGCACGGCCACGGGAAAGACATCCAGCGCCTCGCCGAGTCTCAGGAGCGGATCGCGCCCCGTGCGCACCGCCTGGTGCGGTGATGGCAGACCTGCGCTGCCTGGGCGGCGGCCTCGACGCGGTGATCGTTGGTACGGCTCGCATGACGGAGCAGCAGCGACTCGCACGCTACGCCGCAGCGAAAGCTCGAATCCCCTGCAAGTGGCTCGGCTACCGGATTGAGTTCGGCACAACCTTGCAGCGCGCGATGCGCGCCGGCGTTCGGGTCGACTTCAAGCGCTGGCAGCGCGCGCTGCCTCAGCTCTGGCCCCGCATCAAACCCTGATAGGGCCTCGGCGCCCAGCCATCCATCAATCGCGCCACGGAGAACGCGCAGTGCGGAAGCCCCTCGACATCCGAAACCAGCTGGACATTTTCAACGACGGTCCGCTTGGGCTGGCGCAACTCGCCGCCAAGCACCGCGAAGCCGCAGCGCATGCGCTTCGCTCGGTTGACCAGGGCTACTTCACCGCCCGCGAACGGCACGACTTCCATGCCGGCGAAGCCGAGCGCCTCGAGCGCCTGGCAGCAACGGCAGCACCACAGACCTGACAACGCCGGCCCCTTCCACGCCCGCTACCCCCTCAATCAGCGCATCACGCGCTTCCTGCGGAAACCTCCCGATGAAGCAGACCAGCCCCACTCCCGCTACGGCGGACACCCCCATGATCAGCGACGCCGCGGTTGAAGCGTTCCGAGCCGCGTTCGCCAGCAGGGACAGCAACCTGGGCTACGCGAACCACATCCGCGCCGGCCTCGCCGCAGCGCTGCCGCTGGTGAGCCGGTCCGAGCATGTGCAGCTCGCATCGGAGGCGCATGCCCGCCTGATCCAGCAACTGGACGTGTCGCTCAACGGCGAGAGCAGCACCACCCCGTTGCTCATCGACCTGGTAGCCCAGTGTGCCGAGGAGGCACGTAGGCGCGGTGGACCGGTTCTTCGGACCATGCACCTGGCCGCACGTGACCAGCTCGCCAAGGATCTCGCCTCCGTCGCGGCCTCGGCCAACGCCGCCAGCACCCAGGCGCTGCGCATCATGTCGCTGGCATGCGGCGGTCCGGTGCACCCAGGCACGGTGGAGCCGGTGTGATGCGCCAGCACGGGTATGACCCGACCACACTGGCGGGCGCGATCAAACTCCGTGCCTGGGACCTTGGTCTGCCGCTGACGCGACTAGCCCCACTTGTAGGCATGAAGCCAGACTCTCTACGTCAGCGCCTATCGAAAACGCGTGGAAAACGGGCACTTCAACCCTGGCAGGTGACTGCCATCGCGAAGAGACTGTCCATGGATGAGAAGCAGCTGCATGTGCTCGCAGCCAAGCACGAAGGTTGGAAATTGTGACCGGCCGACGCCAGCACTCCAACAACGGCATGGCATGCGGGGGCCGTCCCATCCGTGTCCCGCGCGCGGTCGATAGCGTGCGTGCGCACCTGCGGCGCCATCTGCGGGAGGAAGGGCACCGGATGCACGCGCTGGCTGGCCCGTGGAAGTGCACCCCCCAGAACGTCTATGACCTGTTCTACCGGTCTAATCCCCTCGGGCCCCAGCACATCGATGCCGCGGCGGCGTTCCTCCGCCTGGATGAGTTCGACATCAATGAGCTGCGTCTGCTCGGTGCGCGCGAGGCCGGCTGGAACATCGACCCTCAGTTTCTTGAGCAGGTTCCCAAGTGAGCCAGGGGAAGACTGATCCAGCGCCGGCACCTGCCGAGGCAAAGACCGTGGCCGCATGTGTCAGAGAGATGCGGCGGGCTGCAGCGCGCGGCGAGCCCGTCGAGGCTGCAGTGATTGGGATCTGGGGGGAAACCTTCATGACCGAGCTTTACGGGAAGCAGAAGCCCGTGCGTTTCGAGGTGCGGCCCAAGGGACTGGTCAATGGCTGGGGGAATCCCGGCGAAGGCGATGTGGCCTACGCGTCACGTCGACGCCTGGACGTACGCGCGCTGTACCTGCACCCGCCGCCGGCCAAGCCCGTCAAGGAACACCGGTGGGACGACAAAAACAATTGCCGGGACTGCCAGGAGCCGATGTTCCTTTCAGGCCCGGACTGTGTACCCCCCAGCGAGGTCATCAATTTCCGCGATCGCGACGCCATCAGCCTCGAGTGGTTCCGGCAGCCGCTGGAGGAACTGATCCAGCTGGCGAAGACCGCCCGCATAAACCGATTCGACGCCGCGAAGTTAACGAACGAAGCCAGCTACCTGATCGAGCGCATCGACCAGCACCTGAAAGGAAAAACGAATGAACCTTAATGAATTGCCCCAAGGCGAGAGCGCCACCCTTCGCATTCCACAGCAAGTCTCGCTTGCCCGGGCGCGGGAGCGGCGGACATACATCGCCGGCCCCATGACTGACTACCCCGATTTCAACTACCCTGCCTTCAACGCTGCTGCCGCGCGCCTTCGCGCCGCCGGCATTGCAGCGATCAACCCGGCCGACCACGGCGTGGTGCCAGGCGCCACCTGGGAAGACTACCTGCGCAGCGATATCGCGCAGCTGGCCACCTGCGAATCCATCTACTTCCTTCCGGGCTGGTCACAGTCTCGCGGCGCGCGGCTTGAGCACCACATCGCCGCCTCCCTCGGCATGCGGCTGCTGTTCGCTGAGGGCGCCGAGCCCGAGGCCGTGCGGCTGCGGGATGACCTGCGGGAGCGGGCATCTCAGAACTACCCGGATAGCCGCGACCTCACCGCTTTTGCAAGGTTGGCCATCGACTACAGCCAGAACTTCGCCACTGCCAAGCCGGATATCGGAGCTACCGAGAAGGAGCATATCCTCGGCCTGTGCGGTCTGGTTGAGTGGCTGATCGCCGCCCGCCAGCCGGTGGGCCTGGAGCAGCTGCGCGAGCTTGCCGCTAAGTTCGACGGCTACGGTGATGAGGAAATCGGCGACACCTACCGCAGGCCTTACTACCAGTGCGCCCTGGAACTTCGAGCCCTGCTCGACAACGGCAAGGCGGTGCAGTCGTGAGCGCGCCAGCACGCAGCGGCGTGGTCGCGTTCGGCGATGCAGCGCTTTACGTGCGCGAGGAGCCTGACCGTCCGGCTTACCTTGGCGGCGACTGGGAGCGTGATTTCAAGAAGGACGTGCTCCTTCGGATCCTGCAACAGCTCAATCGCATGGGCTGGTCATGCGAGATCCCCGCCGAGATGATCAGAAGGTACAGCCTGAGCTTCGCGCGGAAGTTCCGGCACTGCCAGCGGGGCGATCTGCGTGCCGAGCTGAGCGTGTCAGGTCGCTGCATCAAGTTGGAGATGTGGCAGGACCTGCACAACGTGTCCAACCCGAATGGTGGCCGCTACGACTTCGGCAAAGAGCAGCGGATGCCGTACCTGATGCGGCTTCGGATGGAGTACACACGCCGTACGATCCGCGACTATTTGCTGAACATTTTTCAGGGTTACGCCTGGGAACCATCGAAGGCGCCACGGGGACCCAATGGCCTGACCGCTCGCGAGTGGATCGAACAACGTACTGCTGGTTGCTGGCACTACCAAGCGTCTAGGGGGCGTCGGGGTGGCGAGGAGCTGTGCGGGAACAACCGCTCCGCCGAAGGCGACGCGTTAAAGCACGGCGCACGCGTCTGGACGACGGACTCGAAGGGGCGCCTCATCGAGGGCGAGGCCTTCTACAACATCAACAACATGTGGTGGGTCATTACGGGCCGATACGACTGC